TGCGCTAAAGGCCGAATGTAATCAATTAACGGTTAATGAAATTGCATTTAACTTCTCAGTTAGAGTATATGAAGATTACGTAAAGAAATTAAATCCTCTTGAACTTGAGACAGGCATGCCAATCTATGGTAGAGCGGCTGCATATCACAACCACATAATTAAGAAAACCAATAACCAAAAATATCCATTAATTAGAAGCGGTTCAAAGATTAAGTTCTATTATGCGGCTCCTAATGAGTATAATTTTGATATTTTTGCTTATGCCCCAGGTGCTTATCCCGAAGAGTTCGCTGTGCCAATGGATCGTGATCAGCAGTTCTTTAGATTAATAGTTGAACCTATTAATAAGTTATTGGTTGCAATGGGTTATTCTGAATTGACTCCTCAACTTGCTCGTAAAGTTGATGTAATCAAATCAAGAAGTCGCAGTAAAGATTTTACACCAGAAGAAACGTTCCCATTATATGCAGTAAGTTCAGTTACTTTAGACTATTCTGAAATTCCCGAAAGCTGTCAAGACTTTATTGGTAATCCAGATAAACAGGTTCCTCAAGAACTATTTCCAGTCTATATTTCAGCAATTTCTAAATTTGGTTTAAATACCGTAATTGTTCCAAAGCATGAGCTTACTAAATACAGAGATCGAATTGCAAAGAAATTAGGAATTGAAGTGTCAGATCCTTTTGCAATACCGGTTGAAACCATGCAAGAATACTTAAGAACAAATGGTTGGACCGAAATAATTAATACACCAAGCGGTGGAGAATGGTTACAAACTGACAAATACGAAAAGGCAGTTAAGACAGGCAAGGACTATTATAAAATGGGATACGATTTGGAAAAAGCCTACAAGTCAGCAATCAAACCTAAAGCAGTAAAGAAGGTACAAGAAGTAGAAGATGCAAATTGAGGAAATAACTGCGTTTATTGAAACGCTTCTACGTAAAAGATTTCATGATGTTCCTGAAAAACAAAAGATTGATGGAACAACTTCGCGTAAACTAAATTTTGCGTGTCCAATTTGTGGTGACTCAGATAAGAAGGTTTCAAAGAAGCGTGGTAACCTCTATTTAGATACTGGAGCATACAAGTGCTTCAATGACGGTTGCATGGCCTATATGACAATGGGCGAGTTTGTTGCTAAGATGAGCAAGCAGCATGGCATCATGTTACCAAGTTTTATTTTAGAAGATTCGTACAAACCAGTCCACAATGTTAAACGTGCTGAAAATCAACTAATCCGATTCTTAACTTCAGATACATCATCATTAGTTACAATAACTGATGTAATCAATCGCTTCTCATTAAAGAGACTTGATCTAGTTTCCGAAGATTCCCGCGCATATCAATACATTAAGGGTAGAAGTTTAAATCTAATAGAAGATTTTGGTGACTGTCTCTATGCTGATTCAAGCGATAATAAAATATTCATCTTTAATTTCGATAAGAGATCTGGCCGATTGCTAGGATTCTCAATTCGAAGCCTGGATCCAAACTCGGAGAGAAAGTATATAATTAAGTCATACACTGATCTTACTCAAATATTCTCGCAAACTGGCCTAACCAAGGACCTAATTGAGGATGCCAACTTTCTTAATAACTACTTTAATATCTTGAATATTGATTTCAGTAAACCCATTAGAATGACTGAGGGTCAATTTGACTCAATGTTTATATACAATGCAATTGCTACTTCCGGTGCTTCAAAAGCCAGAAGTATCTTCTCAAATCTTGGAGCAAAAGGCGCTTCTCAAGTTGTTTTTGATAGAGACAAGGCCGGTAAAACCCAAATGATGAATTTTATCAAGCAAGGTTATTCAGTATTCTTATGGAATAAAGCAATAGGCGATCTTAAAAGAAGGTTCAGTAGTGTTGATGATATGATTGCACTGAACCGAGTAAAGGATATTAATGATCTTTTCTGTTACATTCATGATCGGGATGAAAGTTACACACTTGATGAATTTAATGATTGGCTCAATAGCTATTTTAGCGATTCCGTGTTTGACATGGCGTACCTATAAATAACTATATGAAACCAACAGAGCAAAAGAGCATCAAGACCTTCCTAAAACCTAGAGCAGGTAAGATTCAACAGGGATATTTTAGACCAGCTAATCCAGACAAATACGTAGGGGACACAAGTCAAATTATATTTCGTAGTTCTTGGGAATTCAAATTTCTAAAATGGTGTGATGCCAGCCCAACTGTAATTAAATACTCTAGTGAACCAGTTGGAATTCCATATTACAGTCCATTAGATAAACGAGGTCATACCTATTATATTGACTTTTTTATTATAACAAAGGATAATGAAGGTAGAGAGCAGCAATGGTTAATTGAGGTGAAACCTGATAAGTACACTAAACCTCCAGTTGCCCCAACTAAAATGACTAATAAACAGACTGCCAATTACGTATATGCTGCAAAGCAGTACATAGTGAATCAGGCTAAATTTGAAGCAGCCAAGGAATTTGCATCAGTAAGAGGTTTAAAATTTGGCATAATAACCGAAAACTTTCTGTTCAAATCAATATAAAAGATAAAGATGACCCAATTAGAATCAATACAAAACTTTTACCAGAATGGAGTTGACCCAGAGTTTTCTCCAAACCCTAATCACATATTCATGAATACTACTAGGGGCGGTGATCGTACAATTCTAATACCTGGTCATTTTTATTCATTTTTGCAGCTTGATCCAGTTAGCCCTGACCAAGTTCCAACTTGGGACGAATACGAGATAATGCGAAATCCATCAACTCGTGATCTTGATAAATCAGCTAAATACAAAACGACTAGACCGTTTTACGATAATCTCCCAATATTTTTAGCACTAAGTGATGACGGTTGGGGGCTAAATGTTAAAATAATGGCCCAGCCATTACGTAAACTGTTCATTAAAACCTACTTAATAATCATGGATACTGCCCTTGAAAGGTGCTATGATCAAGGTACACTAACCGATTTTAATGAAAGACTTAGAAATAAAACAGTATCACCATTCTTGCGAGTGAATTCGGACTTTATTAAGACCATTTCCGGTATTCCTGATATTAAATTCAATCTTCTGGTGAATAAATACAATAGAGAAAAGATGAGAAACTTAACTCTTATCGATTGGAACGATGTCCCTAAGTTACATTTAGCGAATTATTCGACCGATAAGACCATATCTGCTAGATCAAGCTTCTCTCTATTTGAAATAAAATAAACAATTAAATGGCAGGATTTTTAGACAGTAACCCAATGAGAGGCCTTAGGTCAAGCTTAACCGCACTAAGCCGCTTTGGTATGAAATACGATGACCTTCTTGTGAAGAACTCACAAGCAATAGGTTATATTGAAGGCCAGTTAACTGGCTTTAGCAATGCGTTAGGCGATGATCTAATGAAAGCTACTCTAGCTTTATCTGACACAACCTCTTCTTTAAAGAACAAGTCAATTGCGTTCTTTCAATTAGACTACGTACAAAAACGTGAGAGACTTAGAGATCTTGCATCAAATGGAGAAATTGAGTTCATTATTGAAACAATCGCGGATGATGCTATTGTGTTTGATGAAGATAATCGATTCTGCTATCCAAACGACCTAGTTGGAGAAATTAACTATCGTGGAAAGAACAAGGAGCAGCGTCTTAACTATCAAGAAAAAATCATTGATAAGTACCAAGAAAACTTTGAAAAGGTTTACAGTGCATGGGGATTTGACAGAGGTATTTCTGCATGGCAATACTTTTACCAATGGTTAATTGAAGGCCATTTGGCATTTGAAATTATCTATGACAATCTTTCAAATCCAAAAGATATTATTGGATTTAAAGAATTGGATCCATCTACTCTATATCCTGAAGTTAAAAAGGATGTTGGCGGAAAGATCTACTTACAATGGGCTCAACGCGATCCATTAAATAAAATGAATCGTACCTTAACTGATTCTCAAATCATTTATATTTCCTATTCAAATGAGTTTAGAACAAAACGTGTTAGTTTTGTTGAACGTCTAGTTAGATCATTTAATCTACTTCGTTTAATTGAACACTCTAAAGTTATTTGGCATACGATGAATGCTCCAATTCGTTTAAAGACTTATGTCCCGGTTGGAACCAAATCATTACAAAAAGCAAAAGAGGATGTTAGGGAATTTACCAATACTCTAAAAGAGGATATTACATTCGACGGTTCTACTGGAGAATTAAGTGTTGATGGAAAACCTAATATTCTATTTTATAAGAACTACGTTCTTCCAGTAAATGATCGTGGAGAAAAAATCGATATTGAAGCTCTTGAATATCCTGGTCCAAACCTATCGGGTTCAGAACTTTTAAAGTACTTCCAAGATAAATTAAAGCTGGACTCAAAACTTCCTTATTCTCGTTGGTCTGAAGGTCAAGGTGCTTACACCATGAATGCTGAAGGTATTTCAAGAGAGGAAATTCGTTACAATAAATTTATCAAACGTTTGAGGTCTGCTTTTAAGGAGCTTATGACTAAACCTCTTTATTTACAAATGTGTTTAGATGTTAAGGATCTTAAGACTGACCATAAATTTGCAAATGCAGTTGGTTTAACGTGGCACGATGATAACGTGTTTGAGGAAATTAAGAATCAAGAATTACTTAATAAACGTCTTGCTACACTTAATGCAATGAAAGCTGTAGTAAATGACGAGAATAAACCTTACTTCTCAACTGAGTACTTAATTAAAGAGTACTTAAAGTTAAGTGATGAATCGATTGCTAAGAATAAAAGCTATCAAGCAACATCAGAACAAGATGAAGCCAAAGGCGAAGGCTCTGCTGGTGCAGGTGGAGGTGCCGCTGCTGGCGGAGCTGCTGCTGCTGCCCCAGCTGGAGAAACCGCGCCAACCGGCGAAACTTCCTCTGAAGTTGGAGCTAAAGGACAACTTTAATAACGTAATATGAATCCAAAAGTAACTGTAATAGGCGGAGCTGGTTTTATCGGGTCCCACCTTGTAGAATTACTATTAGCAGAAGGTTACAAAGTAACCGTAATTGACAATCTGTCTTCTGGTAAAAAATCAAATCTTAAAAATCTTAAGATTGATCTTAGAGTTTATGATATTACTGATGATCCCCAGAGGATCGCCAGTATGATAAAAGGTTCGGAATGTGTATTCCATTTAGCGGCACTAACTTCTGTCCAGGGATCATTAGAGAGGCCGGCTGACTATAACTTAGTTAATGTGATTGGCACTGCTAATATACTTGAAGCTTGTAGACTTGCTGATGTTAAACGTTTTGTATTTAGTTCAACTAGTGCAGTTTACGGAAACACTGAAACTTTTCCTACTAAGGAAACTGTTGTACCGGAGCCAATGTCAACCTATGCTCTAACTAAACTTATTGGTGAACAGTACTGTAAGATGTACTCTGAAATTCATGGAATCCATACAACATGTCTAAGATACTTTAATGTATACGGCAATCGTACTAATCCAAATAGCTCTTATCGCTCAGTAATTCCAATCTTTCTTGAAAATTCAAAGGCTGGTAAACCTTTAACTTTTACAAATGACGGTGGCCAGTCTAGGGACTTTATTCACGTGTCTGACGTGGTTAAGGCAAATTTAGCTGCAATGGGCCAAAAACGATATCATGATATTATTAATATCGGGTCAGGTAAATCAATTACAGTAAATCAATTAATGGATGTGATTGGTGGAGAACGTAAATCAATCGGAGCTAGGCTTGAACCTAGAATGAGTTTATCAAATATCGCTAAAGCCGAATTGGCTCTTGGCTGGAAACCTAGTGTTGATTTATTAGACTGGATTAAAGGTCAAACATTGTAGCAAAAGCTGACTTACCGTCAACTTTAATGTCCAAACCTAAACCTACTTTATAAGGGTCCCCGATATCTTCAAGAGTAAATGCTCTTGCATCTATTGTGTATGGCCTAGAGAAAGAAACATACTCATTAATTTGAGCATTAGCCTCTTTTTCCATTTCGCTAAGATCTGCGAATTCATATTCAAATAGGTATTTCTCAGCATTAAATCCAATATCTTCTCCTAGTACTTCACCAGTACGGGTTAACAACACCATTCTAATTTGTTGAATAGCATTTTCAATTGAATCATTTGATTCAAATAATCCCTCAATGTAGTTAGGATCGCCTGGACCTCTAAGGAAGAAATCTTTTCCTACTGGTTGATTTGCCATATATTATTACCATCTTGCAAAGTACAAGAAGTCCGCTGTATTTTCAGTTTTCATCATATCCATAACTTGAGCTAATTCAGCTTCCGCTTTAGTTACTAGATTTGTGTAGTTTGGTTTTATACCTCCAGGTAAATTATAATCAAAGGTAGTTAAAAGATCGCCTAGTCTTAATTTAGCTTTAGCTCTCACGTATCTTTGGAAAACCTCGTCATTGTAGAGATCTTCAGCATCAAGTTTCTTAGCTATCTGAACCACCATTCCATTACCTCTTGGAGTTCTTCCGAGTATCGTTAACTTACGGCTGTTCTTATTATAGTTGTATGCAAATGTATCAATTGTGAATCCTTTTACAAGATCTAAAAAGGAGAAGATAATTGTTCTATACATAATCGATTCGCCAATAAAAGGAGTTAAAAAAACTTCAGATCCAATAAATTTATTATCTGCAAAATCCGCATCCATTGTTCCAAACATTGAACCTCCACCATTTGGTTCCCTAACTTCATGCACAAAACCAACGCAATCTGGTAATTGAATAGCTCTATCACGTTTGAATGCATCAGCTTTAAATACTACTTGAGGAATTAGTAAGTACCTAGGCTCTACTGCATGTCGCCAGTTATCATAAAAATATCTTTCAGCATTAGCGATAATACGTTTAATCTCCTGTTGTGGAATCGAGTATGGTAAGGCCTTAGCAAAGGTCAACTCATTCTCAATATCGATTACTAAATCTTCTAAAGTCATTTGGTTTAGTTAATTTTAGATTGATTTTGAAGCTTTCGCTTTTTGCTCAACTTGTTGTTGAATCTGTTTGATTCGGCTCAGAATAGCAAGCTTCTCAACATCATTATCGACTGTTGCCAATTGCTTTCTAAGTTCTTTAGTTTGATTAATTGCATCAATTTCTGCTTGAGTATCTGCTGAACTCTCCTGAATTGGATTCTTAACCGTTTTTGTGTAATCAGGTTCAGTAATCTTTGGGTGAGTTAGGTCAGCTTTCTTTACTTGGTCAATAGTCTTTTCCTTTTTAATAGGATCAGCTGGCTTAACAGATAGAGCGGTCTTAGGATCGCTCATTTTTGAGCCTTTAGCAAATTCATCGAAATTTAAAATTTTGTTACTCATGGTAATTACTTTTTATTATTTATTTTCATTAGTATACTCGTCAAATCGTAAAATCGTATGTGATTTAGGATTGGCTCCAAGTGGAGTAGTATTAGACTTCATATCTCTTTTAGAGAGTGGAGCCGTGTTCAACCAGTGATTCGGGGCACCACCTATCGTGATACCTATTGGACTTGGCTGAATATTCATATCGGTTCTTTGATTAAACGAGTCGGCTGGGACAGTAATTTCACCAGCTGATAGCTTATATTTATGATTAGTAGTATTCATATTGATTATTTATTCACTGGCCTGCACAAATAAAAAAAGCCCGATAACCGGGCTTTAGTTAATATTGTAGTTAAGATTAGTCTACTTTTAAAGCAGCGGCAGCTTCCATCATGCACTCAGTCATGTAAGAACCGCATTCGTTTAGATAGTTCTCGTAAGTGTGCATTTGATCATAATCTTCATCGCACATTTGAGCTTCATTTATTAAAAGATCCTCGCAGAGTGCTTTTATTGCTCTTTTAGCTTCTTCTGACATTGCTGGATTATAACCTTCTTCCATTGGATTCCAACATTCATTGATTACAAAACTCTCAAAAGTACCAGCAGCCTTTGCTGACTTTGCTGCGCTTTTAAATGATTCTTTTTTGTCTCCATCTTTATCTGCATCTAAAAAATCAGGCTTAGCTTGTTTTTTACGAGAGGCCTTTGCTTCATTGAATCGGTCGTCTCCTTCTGGAGCATCTTCAAAATCATCAT